TTACCAAGACCAAGACGCGAGAGAAAACCGGATTTTTTGGGATTGGGCGCTTTCATGTATTGGCGATGGCATTAGCGACGCCATCGCCCATGCCTCGTCGCTTCAAACCACAAGCATTTCCATGTCCGAGTCGAACAGGGTATAGGTTTCCACGGTCTCGCTGTCGAGATCGCGGTCGAGCAGGAACTGATTGGTTCCCTTGAACTGCGTGGCTAGATACCAGTCACGGAAGGTCTCAGCGGCGATCAGGCTCTCGTAATCATCTTCAAAGGAATAAACCGACCGCACCATCTCATGTGAGTCCTGCCCAATCTCCTTGCCGTGCCGCTGGAGCACGTCCTTAACCGTCCACCAGTAGGGGCCATAGGACCGGTAGTTCATGGGGTCACGATTGAGGCGATCCCAAATGACATCGATCGCGAACCCAAGCGCATCCGATAGACCTCGCTTGGCCTTGAGATTGGCGCGAGCCTGCTCCGCCCGTTCTTGGATCGCTTGTCGGTCGAAAATAAATTCCGTGAATGCCATGATTACCTCACCACTCGAACGTTGTGCGTTTGACAGGCTGTCGGGAAATCTTCGCGTAGTGCATTGTAAACCCGACGACGTATCACCCAGCTATTGGCCGGAGCGCCCGGCAAGTTGCGCGCGGTCTCAATGTCGAAGTCGCGCGGCTGGCCGGTCTTTGTGATCCAGGCTGCCGACTCGCCCATCTTCTTGGCAAAGTCACGGATGTTGACCACGGATGTGAACCCATAGTCGCTGGCGACGGCAATCCAATCGTCACCACCCGTTTCGCCCTTGCCTTTATCGCCGGCCGAGGTCGGTGTCGCAGCAAGCCCGGCTTTCTTGATCTTCATCTCGATAAGATTGATCTGGCTGTAGTTCAGGCATTCCTTGATCGGGATGCCATCGAAGTCGATCCAGGGTGCCGCCGACCGCAGAAACGCCATCGCGGACGCCTCGATCGCCTCGCGATTGTCGCCGCTCAAAGCTGCCTCGAAGCCGCTCATGTCGGCAACCGCATTCAAGACGACCGGAATATCACCGAGCATGAAGTCTTTGCGGACCAGACGCATCCCTTTTGCCTTAGCGTACTCGGCCAGGGCAATGATGATTTCTTTGGGGTCATAGTCGCGACGTGGTTGGACATCCAGCGACGCCTTGACGATGAACTGAGTGGTGAACTGATATTCAATGGAAATCACCACAGCGCTTTGCTCGGCACGGATCGCGTCGCGTACCGGCGTGCTGGGGGTGTCTATCATGACATAGGGGAAGTACGGGGGCGGCAGTTTGTACTCGCTTATGCTATAGCGTGCCAGCGACTCGACCTTGCGCCGTGTGGCGACCTCGGGAATGCGCTCGCTGAACGGGGTCATCTCGATACGCCCCGCTTCCGCCGCCGCGTCCTCCAGCTCAGCGGCGCGTGTCGCCAAGGCGTCATACTCGCTGGAGCCGGGATAGGCTATCTGGATCTCTTTGGGGTCGAGCGTGTTGTATATCACCTTCTTCCTTTCGAAGGTTCCTTTCAGTATGAAATCAACATTCGTTTGGGCGGATCCGAGCGTCAGAATACCAAGCTCACCCTGGTGCTCGATCAGACTGTTGGAGACCAACGGCTTACCACGGAACGTAATACCCGCGCCCTGCGCGAACAGGTCCGCCATGACGCCCGGATAGGCGCCGTCCTCTTCGGCGCGCTTCTTGAATGCCTTAATCGACTCATCGATCATCGACTTGGCTATTGCGACCTCGGACGACCAAGACTGATGGATCGGGCTGTCTTCGATGACCTCGACCTTATACCGCGGCCATTTGCGCTCGTTCAGAATGAGCGCTACATCTTCTGGGGCGAGCTTGCCGCTGCGTTTGTTGACGGCGTTGTTTTCAATAGCTTTCAACGCATCATCAAAAGGAACTTCGACGTAGTTCGTCGATGCTTCGGACCAGCTGCTTTTCATGAACTTAGCCGACGCCCGAAGTTCACTGACCAGATCAGCATAGCGCGTCTGCGCCGCCTTGGCGCGCTGCTCGGTGCGGGTCTTGATCTCGCCCTCCGACTTCAGGTTGTCCGCGCGCGCTTGCAGTCGTTGCGCCTCGATTCCGGCCTGGATCACTGCAATGACCTTGTCGACCACCATAGCCGCAGGCTGCTCATAATCCTTCAGGAACTGCCTTCGCTTGACGATGGTATCCAAGTTGATCGACTGCTTGTCGCGGTTGACCGCCGCGCGTGTCTCGGCTTCCTTGGCCGCGATGGTCTCTTGCATCCGGGTCATGGCGTCGGCGTCACCGACCACATCGATCAGGGCCTCCATTTGCTCACGGGTCAGACCGCCCGTGACCTTGACGCTGTTGCCGCCTTGCGCATCCATGAGCGCGTTGATCCAGTTGGCCTTTTTGTTGACCATCGTCCGCTTCGACGCGTCGAACGTACCATCGGCGTCGTAATGGTAGATCGAAACCTTTTCGGTCAGGTTACCTTGGCGCGCCGCGCGACCGTTGCGCTGCTCCAGGCAGTCTGGTGTCCAGCCGATTGTCAAGTGATGGATGGCTTGCGTGCCGTTCTGGAGATTGATCCCAACCTCAGCTTTTTCGTTGGCGATGATGACCTGGAGCTTGTTGTCCTCGCCGCTGGCGTTGAACTCCTCCTGGATCTGCAAGATGGTTTCGGGTTTGTTGTTGATCTTGCCGGTCAGGATGGCAATGGCGTCAGCCGACACGCCCGCGCGATGCACCAGCAGTCGCTTGATCTTCGGATGCAGCGCCGGGATGTCGCAGAAGATGATTTGCTTGACCACGGTCGAGCGTTGCCCGTCGCGCGTCACGCCGCGTGGCGTGGCCTGCTCCTTCTGGAAGTTCTCCAGCATGGCCGCGAGCTTGGGTGGGACGGTGACGTCCAGATGGAGTCCGGCTTTCTCGGCCATCGACTCGAACAGCATGATTGTCGTCGGATCAATCGTGTCCAGCACCAAGCGCCCGCTCGTCTCGTCAATCTTGGCCTCGACACGGATCTTGACCGCTTCTTCAATGACGCCATCCTTAGTCACGCGCTCGGTCTTGCGATCAATGACGGCGTCTTTTGCTGTCCAGGGTCCAGGTCGCGCACGATCCTCGACTATCTTCTTCTTGTTGAATGCCGCAATAACCTCGCGCGCCGTGCTGATCTGGTCGTCCAAGATCGTGAAGAAGGTCGCGCGCTGATCTAGCTCGGGATCGGTGATCAGGAGCGTCATCTTATTGATGAGGTTGAACGGATGCCCGATCAGACGCATCGGCTCGCCGAAAAGAGCCGCGACCGCGTCATAGGAGGTTTTGCTTCCGCGATTGGGTTTTTTGTCCGTTAGAGCGTCGATCGCATACCGGAAAGCGCCCTTGTAGAGTTCAAGCTGACTGATTGTCGACAACGGCAGGGTGATCGGGGTCGCTATCTCGTCGCGACTCGGGACGACGATGGTGGCGCCAACATCCTCCGCGCTCTTAATGACGAAGGTGTCACCGAGCGCCTTGCGCAGTACTGGGACGTTATCCAGTCCGGTGAAGACGTCGATGGCGCGCACTACATCGTCGATGGTCACATCATCCTCGTTCTCCTTGTGGGTGAACATATTCATGAAGTCGTCCGCGCCTTTGACACCAAGACAAAGGTCGTTGACGCGGTCGTGACCGATCGCCAGCGTCAGCATGGAGTAGATTTCAAGCGGCGAGTTGGTGATGGGGGTCGCCGTCAGCAGCAGCACGCCATCCTGTAGTTCAGATTTACTACGGATGAACCACGCCTTCGCCTGAGCATCGATGCCTCGCTTGGACGCTGGGGCCATCGACAGGTACTTGGCGCCTTTGAAGTCAAAGGTCTGCGCGCTGTTTTTGTAGACATGGGCCTCATCGATCACCAGACTGTCGATCCCCATGTCTTCCAGGTAGGGCGCGTTACCAGTCTTGTCGCTCAGGATTGCTAACAGCGTCGCATTCTTACCCTTGTTGCGCTCGTCCTGCTTTTTGTTTTCGGTCTCGGCAAACGAACGGTCAGCGCGTCGCATGAACCGCTCATAGGCGGCGATGGTGTCTTTATGCAGCCGGATGCGCTCGAACGCCTCATAGGTCATGAAAATCTTGCTGTGACGATTCTCCAAAATCGCGTTCAGATCCTCGTCGTACTTGGAGGGATCGACCCTGCCGTTGCGCCATCCCACGAACAGGCATCCCTCGTCACTAGCATAGGCCGGCGGCTTGAATCCGGGCTGTCCTGGCGCGCCGGACCCGATGACGGCTTCCTTACGCCAGTTCGACAGGACCGAGTTCGGGACCACGAACACGGTCTTCTTCTTCACGCCGATGTTCTGGACGTGCTGGACGCTCATTAGGGCGGTGAAGGTCTTGCCAAGCCCGACCCCAAACGCGTTGCCGCCGCCGAACTCGCGCCCCATGCGCCGCACGAAAGCGTTTTGATAGCCGTGCGGCTTGAACTCAGGGTGAAGCCCTGGAATGTTCAGCGACGACTCGTCATCGACCGACTCGAAACGCAGCTTGGCGGGATCGTTAGCACGCGCTTGCACCGACTCCATGAGCGGGGGATTGCTATGAACCCAGGCATTGAACTGTTCGTTGGCCGTGTTGATCATGCGCCGCAGTTCGCGCAACCCATCCTCGTCAGACATATCGAGCTTGACTCCGCCAAGCGTGATAGTGCCTTTGTTGAGGTAGTGGCTGATGCGCTTGATGAGCTTTTCGCGGTCGCTCAGTTTGCTGCCCAGGATGTTGATCTCCAGGGCCGGCTGGCCGGTCTCATCGTCGAACACCACAGTCGTGTTCTGATGCACGAAGTGCCGCAGGAACTCGGCCTTGGACTCGATCGGAATCAGCGGGCTGAACAAATTGAAGGTCAGCGCGTCGGCGTCGACCGGCTTGATGCGACCGGCCGCGGCATCCTTCTGGGCTAGCAGTTTGTTCCTGATCTCATCGCTCACAGCCGCGCGGATGTCTTCATCAATGCGGTCCAGGAACGCCTGATAGTTACCGACATAGTAGTCGTCGGCATGGCAGACCTTGCGCCCGTCCGACGACACACACCAATCAGGACTGGTCAGCGGGTTGAAGTCCTCGCCCAACTCGGCGCGGACCTTGTCGATGTCGATCCAGCTTGATTTTGCCAGGTACTTCAATCTCTCGATCCGTTGCTCCGGCGTCAGTTTGGCGGTCCCGACGTCGGCGGCGACATCGCCGCGCCAGAACGTCGAATAGCCGGTATTCTTCTTGTAGTGGATTCCGATCAGTCGCAGTGCCTCACGGACCTTGCCGCCGAGCGTGCCGGGTGCGTTCTTAGCGGCATGGGACGTGACGCGCATGGCCTCGGACAGCGCCGGATATTCCTCCAGGAAGTTCACGCCGGTCTCGGTCGCCAGTCGTTCCTCGATGACCTGAGCCACGGCCTGGCCGACCACGGCCGGACGCCAGTAAGCCGCTTCGGCTTCGGCACCTGCTTTCTCCAAAGCATTGAGTGTTCCGCGCAGCCAGTCGGGCACGTCTATGGCGCGCGCGTGCTCGACCAGCGTCTTCATGCATAGACGGGCGTCGTCCAGGGTGGCGTTGTTCTCGAAAGCGCTGTAGGGGCTAGCAAACTGGCCCAGCAGGGCTGCCAGCCGATCGCTTTCCTCAAAGCGCTTCAAAACGCCCCAGCGACCGTTGCGCATCTCCAGGGTCTCGCCACCATGAGTGAGGGTATCGCCATCCTGGTAAACGATTGGCGCGGTCTCTGTGGCATTCAGCAGGTCCCAGCGGATGCGCGACCCGTCGAAACGGCGCAGCATGGCCGCAATCTCCTGGACGCTCGCGGGATTGATGACGCGGTCGACGTCGCGGAACTTGTTGGGGTCTTTGGGCTTGAACTCGCCCAAGAGGAACCGCTTACCCTCAGTTTCAAAGTATTTGCCCTCGATGAATGGTTGCCAGATGACCTTGGCCTCGCGCAGCACCTTAGGATTCTGTTGGAGCAGCTCCTCGATCTTCTCCAGCGCGTCTTTGCTGTGCTTGCGCCAGATCATGACGTCGGTGATGGTGTCGGCGTTGGATGTGGCGAACACGGCGTTCGGCAGTCGATAGGCGCCCATGAACTCAGCCATGAGGCTTGCCCGGTAACGCAGGCTCTCGGGCGCCCCGTGCTTGCCAGAAATGCAGCGCGGGGGCGCGATGAACGCGGCTAGACCGCCCGGACGGAGCTTTTCGAGCGAACGAAGGATGAAGTAGTTTTCCAGCGGCTCGTTCTGGTAACGCTGATCAAGCAAGCGGTTTGCGCCGCGATCGGCCACGCTCCCAAAAGGAACATTGGTTACGATGGCGTCATAGGCTTCATCTGGAGACGCTGCTGCCACACGCTCAAAGGGCGCGATCGTAACTTGATGCCCAGGCCCGCCGTTGACAAGCTGATTGATGCGACCGGACGTCTCATTGAGTTCGATGGCGTCGATGACGGCATTCACGGGCGCGGTTGCGCCGAAGATTCCCGTTCCAGCGCTCGGATCGAGCACATTGCCACCCTTAAAACCCATCTCGGACAGAAGATTCCAGACGCCCTCGGCGATCGGTTTTGGGGTGTAGTATTCGTAGGCAGATCCTTTCTTGCCGTCCGCCCCGATCAGGGCGCCGCCAGTACCGGAATACTTGGCCAGGATCGCCTTTTGCTCGTCAAAAAGCTGCTTAGGGTCAACCTCCCCGGCGTCAATCTGCTTCAACAACGCCATCGCTGCTGCGTTGTCGCGCTTGCGATGCCCGGTCTTGCGCTTGGGGTCGAAGCTGAAGAAGTGCCCGGTGTAGGTGCGCTCACCCAGAGCGTCGGTTGCATCATTGGCCGGGCCCATGCTCGCAATGGACTCGCGCACAGACAGGATCTCGCGGGCGATCTTAAGGCGCTCCAAGACGCCCACGGTCTCGCTAAGGCGCGCGCGCAAAGACGCCAGATCCAAGAAGCGCTCACCGCTGACACCGTCAAACGCCGGGTCGGTCTCGAATTCCTCGCGCAGATACCACGGCTGCTCGATGGTCACGCCCGATCCTTTTGGTTGGCAGAACCCGAAATATTCGTCCTGCAACAGCGTCTGCTCGCTCAGTCTAATACCGTTAAACCCGGTCGCATTGTTGATAATCTCGCTCATGTACCATGCCGCCATGCTATTCGGCGGATCGAATTTCACGCCAGGAACCTCGACATCGCTATCGAAGATAGCGAGAACCGGTCCATGTGGCGTGATAGTCTTATAGACATCAACCGCCGGGTTGCGCAAATAGGCATCGACGTCGACCATCAGTTCAAGCAAAGTGTCGTGATCAAGCATTGGACAATTCCAGTGTTTCAGCAATAGCTTTCAGGCCAGAAAGTCCGATGCAGCTGCCGAAGAATCCCTCGCCCTTTTGTAGGTATCTGGCATAAGCAGCCTTAACAGACGGGATGCCCTGAAAGTCGTCGGCGTGATCGAAATACTTGTAAACAACCCTCGACTGAAGTCGAAGGCTTTATTGTGAGACGCAGCAAACATGGTTGACCGCATCCCCAACATTTCCTCCCGCGACTCAAGTCGCGGGTTTCCTTGCGGAGGGTCTATGAACTCACCAAGTTCGGTTCGCCAGGACGATCCATAATTGCGGCGCGCCGCCATCAAAGCCTTGGCCCACTCCAAGCGTTGTAGTGCAGGCATGTCTTATTCGCCAACCGGTGTAGCGGCCTCGAGTTTGGCCCAATACGTGATTGCATCGTCGGCCAAAACCTCGTTTTCACCAAAAAGGTTGCCGCTGCTATTCAAATCTATAATGGCCATCTCGATCTTATCCAACAACCCGGCAAGACCAAGCCCGTCATGCTTGCCACTGAGAATGGCGCGCAGCAGGGCTAACGCCGGGTTTTCAGTCTGAGGCGCGGCTCCGGCCCCGAGCTTGGCCAGGGACTCGCGCATGATCTTCTGCGCTCGGCGCTTAGCCTGGAAGCCCAGGTCTGAGCGCAGGGCGGATTGCTGCTCGGCAACAATCTTCTGGAGTCGGCGTTTTTCACGAAAATCAAGCGGCACGGGCGGCCTCCTCGTTCAGCAGGACGGTGAGCTTGTCGGCTGCCTCATTGAGCTTAGCGTCCAGAACTTCCATCAACCCCGCCGCCTCAGCTAGATTGGCGATTCGGTCGAGTTCGGCGTCGTAGCGGTCGATGTTGGTCTCATGGTCGATGAGCTCCTGGAGCGCGGTCTCTAGGGCGGCGCGCTGGCCCGGCTCATTACCGCCGGTTGGTTGCGGCTCAATATCGCCATGACTACCGGCCAGCCCCGCAAATAGCCAATCGACCATGTCGGGCGCGTCGTCATCGGAATAGACAACCGAGATTTCAGGCTTTCCAGGTATTGAAACCCTTTCGCTCCCCTCTTCTCCGACGAAGACCATAGCCTTGCCGTCGTCATCCATATCGACGCGCCCAACAATCTCGCCGTCCTTGCGGATCTTGCCGACATAGTCGGACTGAACTGAGTCGAAGATACCTTTGATCGCTTTGATGCCGCCGGCCAGTTCATTAATTGCGGCTATACCAGGGTCTATCTGGGACGCATTTCCCAGGGCGTTGACCGCGCCATGCAGCAAGCGACCGGTTTTGTTATTACCTTTAAGTGCTTGCGTGACATAGCTACTAGCCTGACGCGCTGCCTTGGCCACGGCGCGCCCGGCCTTCTTACCCGCCGCCGCGAGTTGGCGCCGGCGCGACTGGCGCCAGCGCCCGGTGCGACGTTCGCGGGGTTGCCTGCGCCAGTTTGGGTTGCTGTCGAACAGCAGGGCGGTGTCCTGGTCTGGCGCGCTTTCTTCATCGTCCCAATCCTCGTCACCCTCGTCGACGTCGACTGAGTCGAGCGCGGACCCGTTGAAGAACCCCCATTCGATCGTGGCGCCATTGGCCTTGGCGCGCTTGTCCATCTCGCGCGCGGTCACGAACGGGGAATGGTTGCGATTGTCAAGCGATTCGGCGAGCCATTCCTTGAACTCGTCGCTGGCGTGCTCGAAGTGATAGGCTGCGTCAACACGAGCAATGGCGTCGCGGTCCAGATCTGGCGTGTCTGGCGCGGTCTCGTCGCGCTCGGTGTGCGCTGCGACGGACAGTTCCTCCTGCCGCGCCCGCGCCTCATCAATTTGCCGCTCTAGATCCTTGCACTCTGTCTCAAGCTCGGCAATTTCGGTCTTTAAGGACTCGATCGCCCGCAACCGCTCAGAACGCTTGGCGTTGTTGCGCACAAACGCCGCACTGTTCTTCTCGGCGGCCTTCATGATCCGGCGTGCCACTTCGCGAACGTTCAGTTCCTTCCCCTGCTCGGGCGCGACTAAGATGGTTACGTCCTTCTTGTTCAAGAGCCACTTCCAACTCACCAGCTCATCGGTGGCCTTGATTTTCTTGGGTGTGGTGTCTGGGTTGTGGAAGTAGACACTGATCGTCTGCCCGTCCGACAGCTCGAACAGCAGCACGACTTGCAGTACGCCATATTGGGTGAATGGGTCGCTGATCTGCTTAGCTATAGGCTTAACCGTCCCAGAAGCGCGTTTCATGACCATTTCCATCTGGCCGGCGACATGCTCAAGCTCGTTGTACTGCGCCACTATGCCATCAATGGCCAGCATCCGGTCGGCTTCCTCGGTCAGTTCTGCCAGCGTCACTGGGTCCATCAGGAGGTCATTGTCGCCATCCTCGCGACGCAGATCCATCAGGGCCGTAGCAAGCGGCTTGGTTAGCAGTTCGGCGTGTTCATTCCATAAAAATGAACGGGTCACGACTGGGCTCCTTGGGCAGTGATTTCGGCGAGTTGCTCGCGCAGACCGTCGCGCAGGACGATCAGGTCGTCACGACGCTGGGTCAGGGCCTCCAGCATCTTGGGTGCGGCAGTCTTGATGGATCTCGGGAGCGCGGTCTTGCGGCGAGCTAAAGCTTTCTGGAACGCGGCTCGCTTGGCGTCGAGGGCGTCGACGATCTCGCGCACGGCACGCATATGATCGTCCTGGCTCTTGATTGGGAACAACTTGCCGTTGATAAGGACTTGGAAAATGTCGCCGGACTGCTTGACGCGTAGGATGACCTGTTGCGAGTCAGACCACGTCAACGCCAGTTCGCGATAGCTGATACCACTGGTCCGTTTGACGCTGGGCAGAGCCTCAATGATGGTCGGCTCCAGGTTGTACTTCTTGAACGCCCGCTTGATGGCGTTCATCGCCCCACCTTTAGCAAGGTCTTCGAATGAGAACAGGATGTTGGACATGGTGACGACTTCTGCGCTGGAACATGGGCATCATTATGGATGGGAGAATGGTCTGGTCTAGCTTAATTTTCCGGCGTACCTTCAGTTTTCGTCGGCGAACACTGACCCGTTAGGCACCAAAACGCTCGCCCCGCATGAGCACTTCGAGCCGTCGACGGCGGCGGCGCGCCCGTTGACGAACACCGTGCTTGACCCTGTCAGGATGCGAACTCGTCCATGCTTGCGGCATAGCGCTATGTCGCCCACACGCGCCACGGCTCGCCCATCGGCAAAGACGTCATCAGACGCAGCGATTACTCTACCGCCGTGACTGATCGGGTCGTCGATATGCGCGATCTTCGGCATCAGTTCAGCCTTAGTTCAACCTCAGTTCAGTTCGATCCGCTTGGCCTTGATGCGCGCGACCTGATCGGCCATCAGTTCGACATTCTTGTGATGCCAGCGCCGCCAGTCGACATCGTTTCCTTCGCGCGGCAGACGCCAGCCGGTAATGATTGGATAGCGCGGGTCGCCGCCGATGAAGGCGATCCAGACCGCATCGCCGGGCAGGATCTCAATCTCCGTAGACAGTTTGCCGCGCGTCCTGTCGCCGATCGGGTACTCAATCTCAGCATTGGGTAAGGTCTCGGCGCCATCGGTGATACCGGGGATCTCGACCCGGCACAGGCGCCGCGCGCCATCGTATTCACGTACCACGCCCGGCCAGCGCCCGGAATAGCTGCCATAGTTGTTATCACGGTCTGACATATTCTTCAGCGCGGAATTAGTTTTGGATTTCCAGGGATGCCGATCTTGATCTGGATGTACCCATCCGAATAGGGTATGCGATTACTCGGGTCGACCCCTTGCGCGGACAGCGCGGTTGCCATCCCCCAGCCTAACATATAGGCATCGCCGCCTTGCGTGAGAAGTTTGTTTGTATAGACCCCGCCCGGATACTGATCAGCATCAAAGATAAAGGTGTAAACCGTCCCGTTTGCCGCGCGATGCAGAAGTGACACAATGGCCGCGGACCACTGGTCATAACTGCCGCTGTCGAAGATCGGGAGGTCAACATCAAAGCTGACATACACGCTCGTTGCGCTCCAATCCCATGTTTCGTAGTGTCCGTTAAACCGACAAGGAACTATCGTCATCGGACTGATCCGCGCACGCACCGGAACACCATCGATGATTGATACGACTTTTTCGCACAGGATGTAGCGATCGCCGAGCGAATAACCGCCACTAGATTGCCATGTGATTTGAGTCCCTCCTTCGATCTCGGAATCTGAGAGCTTGATGAAATAGATGTCTGAATTTTCAAGCGAGAACGGGATGCGGGATCGATTACCTCCTTTACCTCCTTTTTCGGAATACCCAGGGCGGGTATAAAGATCGTCTATCCTAACGTGATCACCGCTCGTGATATCGGGATCGTCACTCTTGCCCGTCCGAAAGATGGGGTAATTGCGAAGCGCCGGATAATAGGACGCGTCCACCAGATAGAAATCGGGCAGTGATGCCGCGAGATCCTCATCCTCTTCGTCATCGTCGCCGTCATCGTCACCAGGCAGTCCTTCCCACACAGGCCCCGCGACCTCGATCGTCCCACCGCCCTCGGTCTCCGTCCCCGTCAGCACCCCGAGCCAGACGCGGGTGTACTGCGAGACCTCCATGCCATCGGTTCCAGTTGCATAGTGATGTGCCGCCGTCAGGACCGCTTGCTTGGTCCCGTCGCTCAATTCGGCGCAGTCTCCGGCACAGATGCTCATGTTGATGTCAACGAGCGCGCGCTTGGATTGGATCAGGACGCGCGTCATGTTGCGCAACACCTCTTCTGAGGCGCGATGGATGTAGCGCACATGGCGCGGCTTGGTGTTGTTGCCTAGGACGAAGTTGTTTCCGGCGTCGATACTGAAGAACCAGGGCAGCTCGTGCCGCTCGATGAAGCCGGATGCAATTTCCTCAGTGACATTGGCCGGTAGGTACAGGACCGGATCTTGATCGAAGATGGCCGGCAGTCGCATGAACTCAATTTCGCCATCGCTGTTGACCCGCAGAACCCCGCCGTGCTCCTGGAACAACTTGGCAATCCCGAACGTAGGCGTGTCCCCGACCATGCAGTGATAGACCGGGATGGTGACATCGCCCTTGATTTCGGTCTTAAGCTCAGCGCCACAGGCCCGGTAGATGTCGGTCAGGGTCGTATCTTCAAGACAGATCGCCCGATCGCGCACAAAGGTCAGCGCTTGCATCTCGCGCAGAACCGCCGTGACACTGATCGTCTCAATCAGCCGCACACCTTGCTGTGCTGTGCGGCGCGAGACCTCGGCCAGCACAATCCGATAGGCGCGCCCGCCGCCGACGTAGATGTCTTTGCCCTCTTGCAGTAGCGCGCGGTTGGTGTTGTCGAGCCGGATGTCCATCTCGAGCGTCTCAGGGATCGGCGCCAGATCTGAGCGCAGCACAGCGAGACTGATCAGCCCGCCGTCAATCTCGGTCTCGTCGTGGTAGTAGAACATCCATCAGACGACGGTGATTGCGGGGAACAGGAAGGCGCGATGCGCCATTTCCTGCTCGGCCGCAGTGATGTCTGCGGCAATCTCAGACGTCGAGCGCCCGAAGACATCCACACCCAGCCCGCGCGAGGCTTCGAGCATCAGGGCCGTCTCGCGCTCCAGGTATAGCAGGAACAGCGGGCGGATCAGTGCCCATTCCGAATCACTCACCGGGGTCGAGACGTCAATACTCGCCAGTTCCGGCGCGTCTGGGTCCGTCTCCAGCCGCGACCAATGCTCGTCGAGTCGCGCGAACCCGCGATAGAACAGCGTCGCCGCCACGGCTTGGGCCATGACTTGATCCGGGTCCAGCATCAGGCCGGACGGGCGCTCGTGCTCTATGAAGGCTTGCACGCGCTGCCTGATGGGTTGCAGGTTAGCCATGTTATCTGCTCTGCGCGATCAGTAGTTCGTTGATGCGCGCCCAGGTCTTGGGTCCGGCGACACCATCAACTAAGAGTCCGTGATCGGCCTGGAAGCGCATTACGGCGGTTCGAGTCCGGCGCCCCATAACCCCATCAACGGATAGATCTGCGTCGATCAATCGGTTGAGCGCCCGCTGAAGCGCCGCCACGGAGCGCTGCTCGTTATGGTCGCGAATCAAGACGGACTTGGCAATGTCGAGCAACCGACGCCTATTGCGCAGACCGTTGAGACCGCCATTGACCAGGCGCGTCACGGCTTCCAGTTCGTCATAGTCGGCCCAGAGGTTGATCCCATGTTGTTCCCAATACCAACCAGCCACGTCACAGCACAACTCAGGATCAGATGCCACAAGTGATGGGTTGGCCAGGATGTCCGGTCGATGCTTGAATGCCGCATAGCTCCGGTAGTTGGAGGCGCCCGTCAGTTGGATCAGCCCCCGCCCCTTCCAGATGCGTCCGTCCCCATCGCGCTCCGGCGTGTTCCCGAGATCAGCGCGCATGTCATAAGCGTCACCCGTGGCGATCTCCTCCCGGTAGCGCAACTCGCCGCTTTCATGGCCAATCTGCGCCAGGAAATGGCACTGCCGCAAGGGCGAATCGATGCCGTAGTTCGCCATCGTCGCAGCGATCCAGGGCGCCAGTTCGTCGAGATCACGCGGGCGCGCCATAGTGAAGATACGCCCAAGGTCGAGCCTGAAGTCCATTACACGCCAAACCCTAGGATGTGCGGAATCAAGTCACCAATAAATGACCCGGTGATTTGACTGTAGACCGCGTAACAGATGATCGCTAGACCTGTAAAGGACACCCAGGCCAGCAACATCCTTCTCGCCAGCAGTTCGATGCGCTTGGTCTGGACCGAGTAGTCGGACGCTTCTGTCCGGATGTGTTTACTGAGCGCCGCAGACAGGCAGTTGATGTTTTCCATCACCTTTTCGAGTAAAGCCTTGGTCCCTTCTACGACTTCCAAGGTGCGCGCGTTCTCCCGCTTCAACAACAACAGATCCGCTCTGACCTCAGCGATCATGTCGCGCTCTTCGCGCTGGCGTGTCTCGATACCCATGATTCGCGCTTCATGAGAATCGACCAGCCCCAGGGTGATATCGAGCCGATGATTGATGTCGCGAATCTGCATATGGGCGCTGTAGACGTCGTCCTGAGACGCCCTGTCGTCGTGGTACTGGACACGTCTAGCCACAGGCGCGCGTTGGGTATACGGCGTTGATTTTCTCTTTCTAGCCATACTCACTCCAACCGGCACTTGATACCGGGCGCTATTTCAATCACCGCCAAAGAAAGGCCCGCCAGGGAGCGCGCCGGAATCTTGACCATTGGGCTTGTTAGTGTTGGTCGACACTGACTGAGCATGCATCCCGTCAGACTCAGCGTCATGATTACCACGACCAGCAGGAATCCCGACGCGCGTACTCGTGGCGATCTGGAGATACCCGAGTACACTAAGTACGGCGCTGACCAAAAGGCTTGACAGCTCATAGATATTCTCCGGTGGGATCTCAGCTTGAATCCAGCCGTGACTGAGCGCAACGCCGGATAGTGCCGTCAAGGCGAGCGAAACGCCCGTGAAAGCGATTCCCGCCCACTTGACGCCCGTGGTGTGTGGCAGTTCTTGACCGGCGCGCAGGGCGCCAATGATGACCTTCAGGTTCATTTTCATTTTTAACCTCCACACAGGACGCCGGAACCAACTTCGTATTCGCCGTAGAAGTGATAGAAGATGGTTGCAGGAATCGTAACAAGCTGGGTCCGGTTCTCCCAGTCGACCTCGACCGGCTCGGCAGTGATGAAAGCGTCCATGATGTGCGCCCGCTGGATGTAGCTTTCAGGTGTGCCGTAATAGACCCAAGCGTTGAAGCGTGCCGCTCCGGCCGCGTTCGAGCACATCAGCAAGCTCTGGAACATAGCCTGGATGATGCCGTGCTTGGATTCCTGGAATGTGACTTGCGATTGCTGATGGAACTTACACTGCGACGGCTGCCACATTGCCGAACCAAGCGGGGTCGGAACCTCAATACCTTCACCAGGCGTCAGTTCAGGCCAAAACTGGCTTTTGCACAGCAGCCATGCGTCTTCATGGCCGTCGATCACTAGACTGTAATCGGCCGCGACGCGCTTATCGCCCGTCGCGCGTGAGGCGTCGTGAAAACCTTTGATAACGGAGGCGCGCGTAACGGCCATAAGGAAGATCCTCATCGAAATAGAAATGACAATGGGAATGGTAGCGAGCGCCGGGCGCTAGCCGGGCGTGGTTTTCCTCAAAGCCGCCTGGCCAGTCCCCCGATTGAGCGGATGACGCCATTAAGCCGGTCGACGATGGCCACGCGTACCTTGTCGATCGACTCCATCCATGCCCGATGCTTGTCATAGGCGTTTGATTGGAAGAAAGCTATGGCGTCGCTCTGGGTGATGTCCATAGCCTCAGTGATCGACCCAGCCCCATGATGTAGGCACAGGGAGGCGACCAGCTCAGTGAGACTTTGGTGCCATTGATTGCGCCCATGGGGAGAGGTTGGAACGAACTGAAAACCTGGCCGGCGCAAGGCCGGCGTCCTCCCTGGCAGGCAGGCATACTAGTCCGCTGTCGTCGACATCAATACGGAAAAGATGTGTTAGCTGTTGGCGTCCAAGATTGAAGGCGATCAGCATCGCCTCAAACTCGCTTTCTTGCAGATCACAGAAGTCGCGTACACGCTTGGCCAGCCATTCATCAAGCTCGCCCTCGGTCATGGCGTCTGGATCGGCTTCGCCCTGACGGAACATCTGCGCCGCCATGAGTCCGACGAGCCACAACCCGCGCCCGGTCAGCATCTCGTCATCCAGACGCTCAATAGCTTCAGCAAGACGCCCTTCGAGATGCCGCATCAGCCACGGCTCACCCACAACATCACCGACGGACACGACGTCAGGGATTGGTGCGTCCTCGGGCACCAGATAGTCAGAGTAGCGGCCCGATCCAATAGCATAGTCTGGGTCGCCGGTGACACACGCTAGATAGTGAGCTACAGCCAGCGTTCGTTCGCCCACGCGCCAGCGCGCTGGGTCGGTTTCGGGATCAATGAGCGCGAAGCGCAAAAAAGCCGTGGTGTTCGCTTGCTCCAGGTGTGGAGGGCGCGCGGCCAGATCCAGGGCTTGGCGTAGCGTGATTTCACGTAAGCGGATCGTGAATCGCCGCGCGCGGATCTCGGGAAAGTAAATCATAAAGACACAGTGCGAATATTGGACCAATCCTTAGCATCGAAGGCCTGCCACGTCGCGAAGGTCAAGGGCACTAGAAGTTCTGTGTAGCGCCCCTCGGCGGTGATCGGTGAGTCCATCGGGAAGCCGACCGACTCAATGACGAGCGGCTTGTAGGTCCGACCCTTGTAGGTCAAGCCGACCATCTTTGGTGTAAGCGATGGGAGCAGCGCATCCAGACCGCTGGCCGATCCGCCGCCCTCACTGGAGCATGAGCCGGATTCGCCATTGAGCCAGCCGGTCAGAATGCTATCCCTCTGGAGACACTGTGGCAATGCCCAACCTATGAGCCGGTCAAACGGCTCCTCGACCTCGGCCTTGGGGTTCTTCCAGGCGCGAAATAGCACGGTCGCATTGATCTTGACCGGCGGCATCCCAGTAAAGACTTGAGTGCTGTTCATCTTGGTCAGGCCGGTTCGCCCAACGCTAGATGACAGCAGTTCATCAAACGACCCGCCGTCCGTCAGCCAGTCCGTGATCAGATTCAGTCCCTTCGTCATCCAGCTTCCCCACGAACTACCCCCGAGCGCGCTGATCAAATCTTCAGCCGAACCGGACTGCACCATCGCCAGTAGGGTCGGGAATTTCGCTTCCGGCCCCATACCCTCGAACGGTGATTGCCAGCCAAGAGAAACCTCTAGGCTGGCTTCAGTGATGAGTGCGCGCACAGCCTCGCTATCCTTAGCGTTGCCCTTCCGATCGACCTCGTAAATTGAGGCGATCAGGTGCTCATTGAGTCGGCCGAACTCAGACACAGCTCAAATCAAACAAACTTGCGCTTCATGCCGACGCCAGCCTTGAGGCGATTCTTGATGCTGATTGCCCTCCAGCGCTTGGCGATGGCCGAGTTGGCTAGGGCGCGCGCCTTGCGTAAAGCCGCCTTCTGCTTCGGCGTCATCCGCCTAGGCGTGCCGGAAATGCGTCGCCGCTTGACGACCTTCTTGCCATGCTCAAAGGCGAGCACGTTCTTGTAGGCCGCATCAAAGACAGACGCGGTCGAGTCCTCATCGAAGGCGAACCGGCTCAGTTCGTCATCAGCCTCATCGCCATCCGGTAGGGCCGCCGCCAGCGCATCGCGCACACGAATAGCTGCATCTTCGGTCCAGTTGTCGAGCAGATCCGTCACGTCATCCGGCGCCACGCCTTGCGACAGCAGGTAGTCCTTGGCAGCAGCAAGTACGGCCTCGAGCATTTCCTGTTCGGTCTCGTCCAGCTCGTGGTCGCCATCCTCGTCGACCGCCGCCACCAGAAGCGCCAACAGCCGGTCGGCCAGGGTCTCGCCCGATTCCAAGTCTTCATCCACAGTCTCAGTCCACTGATTGAGCACAGACGCGGCGTGCAGTCGGAACGACTTGTCCATGTAGTCACTTGCCGTACTGACCACGGCATCATCGACGCTATCGAGCGTCGGGTCTTCTTTTGAGCGCGCAGCCTCAGCCATAGCGCCCATTAGGTACTCGCGAAGTTCCATTGTTTGCATCACCTCGACAGGGATTGAGTCACTTCGATCTGCCGTAATGCCCCGTCGTAACGCAGCGAATACCGCAGATCCATCTTGTCATATGGACGCTCGGCGTTCGGATTGACGACAAAATTGAAGGACGACCCGCCCATCTCGGCTGATGGCACAAGCCAGCCGGCGGTTTCCGCCGCGCTGAACAGTTCCTTCAGGTAGTCGCGCATCCGTTTGACCGCCATCGTCATCGGGTAACTGTTAATGAGTGACTTGCCGTAGCGCACGACCCGATCGTCGATCGACGTTGACATATCCACAACTGAAATCAGTCGGCGCAGACTGTTGTCGGCCAGGGCAAGCGTGATTTGATCGCGGAAGACGCAGTAACTCCCGTCGGCGAAGGTGTCGAAGATCACCGGATTGATCCTGGCGCGCGCAAGGTTGCTTAGTTGCATCTCGCCGATCTTGATAGACTGTCGCAGACCCGATCGCGGAATCGGATAGTTGCGCCCAGCAATTGGGTAGTTCTTCGCCGCAAGACCATTGGCATTGACCGTAGCATTGCGTCGGCATGCCATACCCACATTAAGCATCGCCGCGCCAAGATACCCGTTGGGATTGACGCCGGACGGATCGTCGCATCGAACTGGCATCCAGAATGCTTGTAGTAGATGCGCGCCTTCACGATAGGACAGGTCCAGCGACTCGACGAACGCAATCGCGGCGTCAACATCCAGACTCCCTGCCACATCAAACCGCAGTTGGCGGTTGGTGTCGATCGCCATGACCGCCAAGCGCGACAGCAGGGCCGGTGACTGTGTGCCGCCAGAGGCGATGTAAGAGAAGTCTTGTTGCGCGTACTTGAGCCGATCGACAGCGTCCTGGTAATCGCTTGCAGTATAGGCGTGGTCGCCCTCAACAAAGGTCACCAGCACGTCCGACGACAGCCATTTCTCGAAACCGTTGGCGTCGTAGCCGTAGAGCGCTTCACCAGGACTGAACACTGCATCGGGCGCGACTACAACCTCAATTTCGTCGGTGCGCGCCGCCACCACGTCCGGTAGGTAGGCACTGGTCCCGTAGTCGTCGCGCGCAAAGGGGTCGGTCGAGCCTTGGAAGAAAAACAACGCGTTATCCTTGGCGTCGGCCACGCGCAGCTTGATCTTTTTCGTCGGTTGCTCGACCCCGCCCGACGTCACCGGCTCGGCCCATACGGCGAGCTTGATCCCGTCGTTGAAGCACCCCATGTGCTTCAGTTGCAAGGCAAAGCCCGTGTCGAGCTTGGTGTTGGACACACCGAACGTGTAGGTTTTAGTTGTTGCTGGAGCAACTGGATCGGTCACGGTCAGTGTCGCCCACTTGATCTGAGCCTGATCAATCCGGACCAAGCGGCTCACCACGGCATACCCGCCCGAGATTGTCAGCGCTTCATTGAGCTGGGCGCGCGCCTCGTTGATGAGATTGGCCCGGATCGGCTCGATCGCGCCGAGCTTCGCGTTGGCGTCGCTGATATCGACCGCAAAGGCCCGATCAATGCGCCCACGCGTGGTTCGCGCGACCACGCCAAAGGATTGGTCGCTCGCGGTTGATGAGAGGTGCTCACTCGGGTCGACCAGTGGATTGAGCTGGACGCCAGGCTGATGCCCTAGATTGCGCACAAAGGTTACAGGCATGGATCAATCCTCCGGCTTGGCGGTAGGCTTTGGCGTAGCAGGCTTACTCGCTTGCGCTGGGCGCGACTCAGACGTGAACGTGATCGTCAATGCCACTTCGATCTTGTGCAGGTCCGCCACAGCCTGAACGTCAGTCACGAACCGAGCAAAGGTCGCCGCATCATTGAAGGTCGCCTGGCCGGTATCTCCGACATGGCCGGACGGGCGCAGATAAAGACTGTCAGCTGCCGGGAAGCTCACATGGAACGGCTGATGGTTGACGACCTTGGCCGTCAAGGGAAACTTGAGCGCGGCCAGCTGCTTGTCGAGGGTGTCGCGCGCATCCTCCCCGCGAAGGGAGGGCGCGCCAAGAACCAGGGTCTCACTCATGGCGCGCCTCGGATTAGATCAGGTTGGTGACGTTAATGATGGCCGCGCCCTTGCTGGATGGTCCATGCGGGTTGACGGCGGTGAAGTTGCGAGCATAGAAACCGGCGCCCGAACGCAGGTCTGCATTGACAGCTAGAGGAATTACAGTCGGGGCTACGGCATCACCAAGTACGAACGGGTTGCGGGTCACGTCAGTTGCGCGGCCGATGCACAATATTTGGCCTGACGAGCCGTCCGACGCTTCCGTCACCAGGTATGGGGTGTAGTAGACCTCGTACTGGCCGAACAACCGACCCAGACGATAGATGCTCGGCCGCCCGCTGATACCGGACGGCTGGAACACCTCAGGCGGTAGAGTCGCAAGCTGCGCCGCGATGTAGCGACCGACATACAGGTGCGTGACGCCGTGGTTCAGGGTATCAATAGCCATCTGCTGACTGACGGACCCTATCACAGACGCGAAGTCCTGCCAGATCTGGGCGCGGGTCTTCGGCTGAAGCTGATTCTGCATGCTCCATTGGAAGTTAAAGGTGGCTACGTTGTTGACCCCTATGCGCTTTGCCTTGGCCAGCACATCGTAGTGGCGCTCGATGGCAAACTGATTCTGGATCGCCAGCACTGATTCGCCGTAGGGGTCCAGGCCCAATTCGTTGGCCATCTGGGTCCGCGCGTCGATTGACAGACTGGTAGTCACGCGCCACGGCTTGGCGTGCAAGATGAAGGTCTCAACCTGCGAAATCAGTTGGGGCGCGCTCTCGCCACGCTCATAGTCGATGAACCCTTCGACTACAGGGGCATAGCCATTTGGCAGCGACGGAGTAAAGGTCGCAGAGACAACGCCAGTATCGGGGTTGACGGTGCCGCTCAGGACATACTGAGTGCCGCCGATATCGATCGATCCGGCCAGACTGGAGGATCCGGTTCCGCTGCTGGTGACCTCATGCCCGGCCACACGACCGGCAACATACACCAAGGTCCGGCCGCGTATTAGCTTGACCGCGCCAGCGGACTGGTTGCAATGATTTTCGTCGGTCTGGACGCGGGTCAGCTTGCCCTCCCAGACGCTGGCAGTGGTGTTGTAGTCTAAGGTATGGACGCGGCTGGATGTCACAAACGGCCTGCCGGCCAGCACACCATCCATGTTGTCGCCTTCGGCATACCCGCCATAGGTGGTGCCGGCATTGTGGGTCAAGATTGCCAATTTTGCTTCGTTGGATCCGATATCGGCTGGCAGATAGTGCGCAAAGGGGATGGCTTCAGCCATCATGCCGACGATAGCCACGATAGCGCGGTTGGGTTGTAGGGCCAGCGGATCGGACTGCAAGGAGGTTGCTGAGTCCAGGCTGTACTGTTTGCGCGCGTGGTCGGTCGTCGAGTACGCCATGCGCATAGCAGTCTCGATCAGGTCCGCACTAGGTTCTTCGCCGTGCTTCTCTTCATAGATCCGAGCGCCGTCAAGGATCGCGCGCAGCACGCGCGGCGCCTCTTTTCCAGCTTCGTCAAGCACGACTTCTAGATCCTGGGGCGCGCCGCCCCTGTTGGTCAGTTCGGTTGCGACGCTATCGAGCGCAGCCGAGTCGAGAGTCCCTGCCGCGCCCTTCGCTTGGTCTTTTAAATTCCTGAAAAACTGCCCGGCGGCATTAGTGGATGAGCGGTTGATGATTGCGGGCATATCGCCAAAGCCTCAAGTTTTACATCACGATGATCACGCCGCCGATCAGTCACGGCAGCACGGTGAGGCCATCTTGAACGATGGTCTTTGGTGTTCTGGGTGCAATTTTCCTGATTTGAGTATGTTCAAGGTGTCGTCGAATTGCCGTCCGGACCGTCCGGATCGTCTAAATCATTGACCGCCCACAGTAGATCATCGCGCCGGTTGCAGATGTAGCGCACTGAGAACGGCGGAAGGTTGCTGACGGCCTCGATATCGACGATCTCGAAGGGGATCTTGAGCGAACCGTCATCAGCAAGCCACAGCAGGAAAACATCGCCCCTGGTTGGATTAAACCATCCATCTTGTCCGGATTGTGCTTCCGGCTCAATCAAAAACCTGAATTCAACCCCGTCGCTCGGCGCATCCTGGTTATCGTTCATCAGCAGCGGGTTGGCGGCATCATCAGCAACTGGAAGCGCGGATCCCAGCCCTAGGAACTCGAAGGCGATCGACTCTTCATCTTCCGACGACAACACCCCGAGGCCGCCCAGGGTGTCTGCGGGCGCGCGGGTGACGCGCTTGCGGAACATTTGGATGCCGCTGCTGTTGGGGTGGTGATGGACGATTTTGAATGCCAGCTGATTGATGGCGGCCGGAACTTGGGTCAACATGATTACCCACCTCGGCGACGGATAAAGAAGTTGATGATCTTGGTCGCGATCTCACGGGCGATGCCGAACCGGGAGGCGATCGCCGCCGCCATGTCGCGCGTCCGACCTAGCAGTCCGCGCGGACGCGGGGGTGGGGCCGATCGGGTGGCCGCGCGCGCGGCCGCTCTCTCACGCGCCAGGGTCCGGCGACGCTCAATAGCCTCGCTGGAGCGGATCGGACGCGCGCTCTTCCTAGCTTGACGCTCGGCTTCTGCTTGCGTGGTTTGGATGCGCTTGACTTTGGAATCCTTGTCGCGCGCGGCCTTGATCGCGCGAGTGATGATCGAGCGGAAACGCGCGTCCATCGCGTCGATCTCGGTCATCACTCGCACCACATGCTTACACGCCACGCCGATAAGGTTGGGGTTGCGGATCTTGGGATAGCCATGCTCGGGGCGTCCGGCGTTGAACCCGCCAGCGGTACAGATGTAGCGGAAGAAGAACCGATGCCGCCCGCAGTCGCATTCGTATTTGAGCGGCTGAGACAGCAGCCAGAGCGCCGCCTCGTCGGGCGTCTTGTTCACATCCATGACCGCGATGTCCCAATGCGGGAACCGCACCAAAACATGATGCCGCCTGACGTTTGGCGTCTGACCGCCCGCGTCCGTGATGACGTGTAGCTCGCCCTTACTGAAGCTTGATGGGATCGCGTGATGGATCTCGCGCGCTGCGCGCTGCCGATCAGTGCCTTTGCCCGGCGCTAGATACTTCCCACTTAGGTCGATGACCTGGCGCGCGGTGATTCCGCCACGCCCGAGCCGGCCTTGCAGAAGTCTAATGTTGTGCCGGAAAGCCGCGAGATCATCCTGCGTGATCGGTCGCCGGACACCTCCTAGCGTGGTATGCAGGACGGAAGCCGCATCCCATTTGCGCCCGGACAAGGTCGCGGGATCGAGGATGACCGGCTTCGGCGCACGGTCGGCGGCTTCTCGGGCACGCCGATCCGCTGCCAGTCGCTTGCGCGCCTCCTTAAGTGAGCCGCGGATCTTACCAAGCCATTCCTGATCGGGCTTCGACGGACGTGGCAGAGCTGGTAGGCGTGGAAGCTGCGCCATTAAACAAGACTCGCCCGCCGCCCGATGCTCTCATAACCGGTCGACAACTTGATCTTGCGAAGCTGTCCCTCGTTGGGCAGGCACAGCTTGCGCTCGGTCAATTCGTCGTCGACATGCGACAGCCCCGCCGCCGCCATGATGACCAGATACTCATCGCGCCGCCCATAGACCCGCTGAGAGACGAGCGTTAGGTCGTAGCGCTCATCTGGCTTGGTCTCATACCAGATAGCCGGCTCCCAGGGGCGCGTGGTCAGTGCGAAGTGGCGCACAGCACGGAAGAAGGCGCCCGCTGCTTGCGTGTTGTCTCGGATCTTGATCTCGGCCATAAGCTATTTGTCTCGCTTGTTCCAATAAGCCCGGGCGGCCCGCTGGTCGACATGATAACCGTGAAAAAACACGGGCTGAATCTCCCAGGGATGGAAGCCGGCGATCGTGATGGCTTGCCCGCTTAGGAGCGCGTCCGCCAGATCTGAGACGGTATCGAGCACACCCCCTCGCGTCTCAGCACGGGACGCCCAAAGACATGTCGCTAGGGTCGCGACGGCCTCGTTCCCGACGTGCTCGGCGAGCCGGTACTTGCGCCCGCGCTCGTCGAGACCGTCCAGCTCAATCATGGATGACGGGTCGGCGCGTCGCGCGCGCTCAGTATAGATCAGGCGGGATGCGTTGCCGTTGATGGTGTCGTGACGGAGCGATTGCCATGCATCAATAGATTCGCGGATCTGCTTATCCGTGAACAGGATATCACACTCCAAGCCGTGTACGTTGCTGATGACGAGACAGCCCGCGCGCCTGTCCTTGTGGAGCGGACTGATCGCGGCGATAGTCAGGAGCCCAGTTGACTCATCGAGCGCCGAGAACAGCGTCACAGGCGCTCCAGAGAACCCGCCGATGTTGCACTGGATGGGCTGCTGACTCATAGACCCTCCGCAAGGAAACCCGCGACTTGAGTCGCGGGAGGAAATGTTGGAGATGCGTCAACCATGTTTGCTGCGTCTCACAATAAAGCCTTCGACTTCAGTCGAGGGTTGTTTACACGCCCTTCCGATCGATCTCGACCAGGAACGGATACCCCGCCGGATCGTCCGGGTTCGCGGGGTCGCCTTGGCCGTCGTTGGGCTCGCCAGGGCGCGGCGCCTGATAGAGCGGTACAGTCGGGCGCAAGGTCAGATCCAGGGTTAGGAGCGTGAGATTCTTTGCATCGGTCGGTACAAGCGCCGCCGGTTGGTCTGGTAGTGCCACATGGACCGGCCAGTCGAGATTGAAGCCGGCAAAGCGGTAGGTGGCCCGAAACGAGCGGTTCGGGAAGGCTTCGATCCACAGCAGCGCCTGAGACGCCAGGGCGCGCGCGGTCGGCTCGTCATGAGCCGCAATCGCCAACTGTGCGCGCAGATCAGCGGTGAAGGTTCGAAGCTTGAACAGCCGGTCTTTCGAGTCGCCAGGCAAAACCACATATTCCGGCGTGCCCATCGCGCGATTAAAGTTCGGCGCAGACTGCGCCGCATCCTTAGCTAAAGCGACCAAGATTACCGGCATGGTGTAGCCGGGTGTAGGCCTGCCGCGCGAGTCGTCGCGCTGCCATGCAGCAATCATCTCTTCGGCCAGATCCACCATGCGCCCTGGCGCCCACAGGATCGCTTGATTGAGCGGGCGGCGGATGTACTCGGTAAGGTAACGCGTGGTGGGCGCGATCCCAGAGCGGAAGAAGCATCCGAGATACTGCCCGAAGGCGGCCTTGACTGGTTCGTACATAAAAATCAGATCCCGAGCCGACGGATGAAGCGAGAGACCGCCGGATCAAGCTCGGCGGCTTTGGACGCGCCTAGTGGACGCTGGACCGGCAGTGGCAATGAATCGAGCGACAGGAACGCTTCAGTATCAGCACGAAGGCGATGCAGGGCATCGGCACTAACGATCAGCGGACCGCGTGGCGCAGAGTCTAATGCATTGATCTTGTCGGCCTTAGCGCGTAGATCATCAAGCTGATATCTCAGCTCGGCGTTTTCGGCTTCGAGCGCCGATATGGTCTGCTCGGCAAGTGTCTGGCTAGCGCTGACCGCGTCTATCAACGCCGCCATGCCAGCAAGCTGCTCCTCCAAAATCGCTGCATTGACTGAATCGCAGTCCATGCCGACCGCACACGCCCCGCCCTCGCACAGCACTGAATCCAGGGAGTATCCCCTATTGGTCGTAAAGTTCGGTTCAAGCACATAGTCGAAACCAAAGAATTCAGGCTTGATCTGGTCGATCGCGCTGGAAAATCCACCGGTACGGGACTGATAGAGCTTGGCGGCAATCTGCCCTGGTTGGGTCGGCAGGAACTCAGCTTTGTGTTCGACAGTCCCGTCAGGGAATGCGCGCAAGTAAGTTGTGATAAGGGCCGGCTCGACGGTATGTGCCTTGCCGCCAGAGAGTCCGCCCTCGGCGGGGTGCATCCCGAACTTAATCCTCGGCCAGTGCCCATAGAACCCAACCATGTCGCGATTACGCACACGCTCCTGACAGGCCGGACCATTGATGGCCGTTATCAGTCGTGGGATATCAAAGTTTCGCGGCTGGCCAGTGTACTGCCGACCGCGGTCCCTGAGGTTGTAGGAGATGACTTTGGTTTCCATGCTTGCAGCACCATGCACTTATACGTCCGCAAACAGCGCCTCGGCTCGCTTGATAGCGGCCTGAACTGAATTCGCCTGACCATGCGCGCCTTCGCAGATCATGTAGGTCGCGTCTTCCAGGAAACAAAACGCCAAAGCATCTAAGATATCCGGCGATGGCAGTCCCTGCTTACGCATTTCGTCTTTCTTCATGATCGCGTACCGGGCCTTTTCGTCGAAGTGGAAGGGCACGCGCGACATCTGGTCCAGTAACTCACGCTTCCACGGACCGTCCGCGATTCCAAGGCGCCCTTCTTTGGCCGCGCGCGCAGCAGAGACCAGCGCCTGAGCGCGCAGATTGACGAAGCGGTCTCTGTGGCGCTTCTGGAAACAGGGGTTGCCCCACTTCACGCGTTTAACTTCAGGCAGCCCGAGCGCTTCGAGACCCTGACAGACTGCGATCCCCATACCTCCGGCGTCGACCAAAACCGTGATGTTCTCAAGCGCGCTGGCCTCATGGAAGACGGCGCCCGTGAAGCCCTGGATGCTGATCGTGTTCGAAAGGATCGGGATCGCGATTACCTCAACGCGACGCGCGTCGGGGCCGAAGTCGCTATACCCGATCACCTTTGCCACTAGGGCGACGGACTTATCGCGATACTCGCCCGCGCCCACGTCGCATGAAAGCATCAGTCCATAGGGTTCGCCGTCATTGATCACGCGCCGTCCGAAACAGGCTTCAGACGCCTTGCGACCGAGTAGATAGTTGTCGCGGGTTTCGGGGAACTCGCCCATAACCTTGATGGTGAACTCTTCCTCAGTGTATTCCTGCTTCTTTTCCTCGATGAAGGCGCTCGACACAAGCGGAGATTGGCGCGAGTCCATACGGATGGAGGTCCAGACCCCGCCGTTATGCTTGGCAAGCTTGTGGTGGGTCTCGTAGAAGAATCCGCTGGACCTGGTCGGTTGCGACAGCAGCAGCATGCGGTTGCGCGCATCGGTCAGTGCGCCAGTCATTACGGCATAATTCGGGTCTGGGATACCGGATGCCTCGTCGGCGATGAGGAGATACCAGCCGCGGTGCTGGCCGGCGAGGTTTTCAGGGCTGCCGCGTGGAGCTGTCTTGGCGAAGACGAACCATGTCATCTTGAACGATTTGACGTAGACGCGCTCGGCTTCTAAGGCGACGTAGCCAACGATCCATGGATGCCCCCCTTTGTCACGCATCAAGTCCAGGACGTCGCTGATTTCCTTCCAGGCCACGTTGCGGACTTGCTCAATCTTCGGAGCGGTCAGCATTGTGTTGGACTTCGGATAGCACAGTAGGTGCCATAGCGTGATAACGGCTAGGGCTCGGGACTTGCCCGTCCCGTGACCTGATCGAACGGTCGTCCGGCTTCCGGGCGGTGAGACAGGGGCGAACAGCTCGCGCTGCTGGTGGGTCGGGGTCATCCCAACTACTTCAGCTGCAAACCGCTCTATGTCGAACGCATATCTTGCTGCGAACGGCATATAACGCGGATCATCGATCAACCGCATCCAACCTACCGCGCTCCTTCTCAACCGCCAACTGCATCTCGTCGGATCTACGCATTGCCGCCGCGTACATCGCCTCAAGCTCCTCGATCGTCTTGACGCCCGCCGTGGTGTCAGTCGCTATCGCATCCAAACCCCAGGCTTCGCGCTCGCCGGCCTGTCGATGCTTGATGGTCTCGGCAACAATTTTGGCTGCGCGCGCGATCTTCTCGCCGTTTTTAGTCAGTGCGGACTTTGCCGGGTCGCCATCGATCATAGTGATGATGGCGTCGAGCGGGAAGCGCTCGCGATGTTCCTGCCACTCACGCCGATGGGTCTCAAGAATCCTGGCGCGAATGTCGACCGACTCGGCTTCCGATAATAGCTTGTCGGCTTTGGCAGCTTTTTGGTCGGCCTTAAACTGCGCCAGCTCAGCCACGGTCTTCATGCTGGCTTTCTTAGCCCACAACTCTTTTCTGGCGCGCTTGAGAATTGCAACCTCTGAGACGGGCAGATTCAGCTCGCGCTTAAGCCATGCGTAACCGTCGCGCGGATCGGTCTCCCAGCGGGCGCGGGCTTCTTCCCATTCCTCGGGAGTCATCTTGCGGGGTGTCGACATCAGGTTCCACTCTGTAGAAAATCAATTTCGGTTTGGAGCGGCCTGGCCATCCGGCATTCCAGGTTGACGTTGTGGAGTCGTCGACGCATCTCTAAGGCCATTTCAGCCGCGCGGGTCACATAGCGCACAAGACGAGCGCCGCCCGGCATGTCCTGGAACCCGGGATTGCAGGCGGCAAAGGCTTCAAGCGCGTCCTGTGCCTCTTGCGTCGCCCCGACCACAGCGCCGGTGACGGCATCGATCGTCCTCAGCCGCTTATGTAAAGCTGCCACAGCCGCCATGTCGCGCTCGCGGGCCTTTTCCCAGACGGCAAAAAGCCAGCGAGAAGCAACGCGCTCGGGCATCGCGCTATCTACTGGCTCCCAATCGTCCGACAGGCCTAACAGGTAATCGACAGAGACGTCGTAGAGTTTCGCAGCATCGATGATGATCGAGAGCGGGATACTTTTGATGTCGATCGAGTTCTCCAGCTTCGACAGCCGCGAAGAGCTGCGATACCCGAGTCGGGCAGCGGCTTCCTGCTGCGAGAAATTGCACAGTTCGCGCGCCGCCCGCATCCGGATCCCGATCTGCTTGATTAGATCAACTTGTTCGGCGCGCCGTTTGCGGTTGTAGAAGGGAGATGCCATAAGCGAAGCTCTTAAAGCATATTGCTATTCAATTTTAAATGCTAACCTCTTCGTTAACATTCGCTAACCAGCATAACCTAGCCAACGCACACCGCCGCCGCGCTGCCGATCAGGATGATCCGGTGCTTGGTGGTTCGAGATAGTCGGCGATGAAGGTGATCGCCTGTTCGTGGCCGTATGCGACCTCGACGGCATACCCCTGCTCACGCAAGGCTTCATGGACGGCTTTCTGCTCAGGCCTCACCCGCCCGGTGCGGGCCTTTTTCATCTCCAGGAACAGGCCCGCGCGCCCGTTGCGGGGAACGGCCAGCAGCAGATCAGGGACACCCGCTAAGACGCCTTCCTCCTTAAGCTTCTTCCCGACGACCGGATTGCGACTACCGCCGTTCGGGATAGCGAAGAACACTAGCGACAGTTGCGGATAGGTCTTACGGAACCACGCGACGACGATTTTCTGTGCGTCGTGCTCGTTCAAGATGCTAGCCCTTGCTCGACCAGGAATTGACGACTGACGCGCGCCAGGGTGCTGGCCAGCTCGCGGGCTTTTTGCGTGGACCGGAATCCAGCAATAATCTCAAAGCCGCCATATCCATCCGTTCCGCTGAACGGCTTGATGCCGGGCAGCCCGCTGCGATAACCGCGGCAGTGCGGCTCCAGCAGGGCATAGAGGCGCGCGACGATCCGATCGTCGACCCTATGGTCGACGCGCCAATCAAAGGCGACGGTTATGGGGTCGCTCTCGTCGACGGTGATTCCAGGCAGGCCGCGCTTGTCCATCTCTTTATGGTAGGCCACCTCATCCCTGGTCCCGTCGAGGCTGGAATGCTGGCCAGCAGACTGCTGGACGAAGACGCAATCATCCATAACCGCGCTGAATTTGTTAGCGAAGTTCGGTAGGGAGCGGCGAACCTCGTTGGCTATAGCGAAAAGCCCTTGGCTAATCTCTTCCGGGGTGCGATTGGACAGCCGTTGGTCGATGTCGATATAGAACCCGCGCTTACGGATCGACGGCAGGACGGTATGCGTGACCCAACGACCAAAAGTCTTGGCGCTCCTGCGCCGGCTCTTAAGGATGCAGCAGTACAGGCCGGGCTCGCTGATAATGGTCGCTCTTTGGCCGCCACCGGGTGTGTCCACAACCTGGGTCCATTTTTCGCTCTTGTCCAGCATCCGGGTCATATTTGGCGCGTCGCGATAGCCCAAAACCCTAGCCACATCGGACGCCACAAACCCGACTTCCCCGTCGCTTTTCTGGAT